AATTTCAACGCCGTAGATATGATCTCGGTATAACTCAGGTTACTCTCGACTCAATGCTTGGTGTTTCTTCCGGTGTCGTAGCCAAATGGGAAATTGGGAACAGGAAGCCAACATTGTTCAATGCGTATTGTTGGGCTGAAGCCCTTGGTTGCGAGATAAAGTTAGAGGTGCGAGATGAAGATCTGCGGGATTGACCCCGGACTTACCGGAGGCATTGCGTTTTACGACGGCAGTGTTGTAGAAGCCTGTCGTGTTCCTACGTTCAAGATAGCCAACAAGAAAATCCTGGACATGGAAGCTATATGCAAGCTCATGGTATTCCACGAGCCTGACATGGTTTGTATTGAGCAGCAGCAAGCTATGCCAAGACAAGGCGTAGCCAGCACATTCAAGACTGGCTTCAACTATGGCATTTACATTGGCATATTGCATGCTCTTGGCTATTCGTACTCAGTCGTTATTCCACGCAAATGGAAGGCAGACCTTTCTGTCACAAGCGACAAGAACCAAGCTCGCATGAGAGCAACCGAGCTTATGCCTGATGGTCATGACAGCTGGTCACTCAAATGCGAAGATGGTGTTGCAGAAGCTGCGTTGATAGCCTCCTGGGGCTTGTACTGCGGCCAGTCACCAAGCGGATCAAACACAGGATTGTCTGCCAAGAACTTTACCAAAGCATCAATCCGTGGCTTCTTGGGACCAGATGACACCTTGCCGAAACAATAGTCTTCAAGCATTTCGATCTGGTTGATCTTGTACTTGTTCAGCCATTTGGCATCTGGCTTGAACCATCCTTTGCTTCTAGCAGCATAATCTGGCAAGACTTCTTTGAGCGTGTCTGAGTAGAAGTCATACTTGCCCAAGCCTGTAAGGCAACACGCCACAAATAGCTCATCAAGCTCCGTATCTGGGAGACTAATGCAGTACATGAGTGGTGTAGTGCCGTCAGCATCGAAAGCATTTCGAGCAGCGTCAATGTGGCGTTGTATACAGCCCTCATGACGCGGATGTACATAATCATCTGGATACTCCTCCGAGGGGAAAATTGTCTGGTGGTCTGCATAGATATGACCGACTCGATTGGTGTTGCTGTAAGTATATCCAAGGGAACGGTGACACAGCATAGCTTTCATGAAGTTGACATACATCAGTTCCTCACTGAACATGCTGTCCTTCATGAAGTGTGCAAAGTAACCAGCAAGCAACGCTTCTTGAGGCTTTGACATGGTAAGAGGTGTTACTTCTTTCTCTTCCTCTTCCTCCATCTCCTGAGCTTCCTGCTGCTCTTTGGTTTCACGCAATACAAGCTCTGTTGTCTGAACATCGAAGCGAGAGCTGTTGTAAGCAATACAGAGTATCTTGTCTGCAATGCTGTATGTCTCGTGTTTCTCGTCATAAACTGCTGTGAAGCCACGGCATGCTGGGTCATCCCAATGGAATGAGTCACGAAGCAAGATGACATCTGAGTATCCTGCGTCACGATAAGCATCTACAAGGTCCAGCAGCGCTTTGTCTTGTAATCGATTGAACTCATCGATGTTGGTGATCCACTCCTGATCTCCAAACAGATCCTGTTCGATTACAAGATCGGCTCGATTTGAGTCATTGATCTTGAACAGCGCATGCTCGGTCTCAATCTTCTTGGCTGTCATGAAATGTTTGACAGAGGCAAGATGGAAGTGCGTGTTCTCTTCCAGATACTTGTCCTGACGTTCATGATTACCAAGCGTCAGAGCTTCTGCTATGCCGATGTTGAACTCTCCATTACGGAACATCTGCTTGGCTTTATCTGATAGCTCAGCAAGGCCCACACGTTGCTTAACCCACCTGTCAGTCTGACCAAAGCGCTTGCCTACTGAGTCGTAAGTTTCACTACCATCTGCAACCAGCGCCATGATGACATCACACTCATCAAGTGGGTGCATATCTTCACGCATCATGTTTGCATGAAGGCCAACTTCCGAGTCATCTGACTCAAGCACAACACAATTAACAGGTGTGGCTTTGTCCTTGTATATTTGATTGAGAGCATCAAGACGACGGTTGCCGTCTATCACGTTGAATCCATTGCCATTTTTGACAACGACTAGATTGTGAAGCAGCCCCTTTGACTTGATTGAGGCAACAAGTTGGGAGTGGCTCTCCTTGCTTGCTTTAACTTGCCTGACATTGTTCGGGCTGTGCTTCAGTTCCTTCAGTCGAATCTGTTGTTGCATCTCTTCTTTCCTCCGTTTGCATGACTACAAAATAATCTTTCCACTCCCCCGACCTTGGTTTGAAGCGGCACATTGGGAATGAAAAGGATGTATCGTCTGGTTTGAAAAGCATCACTTGGTGCTGGATTGTTTCCATCCCAAACTTGGGATCAACCGTCCAGAACTGCATCGATACCATATCTCCCTCAACTTTCCATGTGACTCTGTGGCAGTCGAGTGTTTGTGTTGATTGCAATTTAGTTGTCCTCCATGATTTTGTCTGTGAGATATTTCGAGGCGAAGGCGACACCAATCCATAACGGTGCGCCCAGTACGCTCACCAGAAGCGTCGGATTGATCCCCATACCGATGAGTAAGGTAAGGATCAGAAACGATAAGGTCAGGTGAACAGTGACAAACCAGCCAATCCAGCGGGTCTTGTCGTTTATGAACGTGAGTCGTCGTATTCGATTGAGCATCCAAGTCTCCCTTTTTGTATAGCCCAGTCATCTTCATCTACCTCCGTTTCACCCATGCAGTTAGAGCTGTCACAGTTGATACAGAAGCCGCCATTGTGTTCGTCATAGTGCTTGAGATGTGCGTATGATTGATGCCACTGACCGCAGTCGAGGCATACATAACATTCTTGGCTCATGGCTCCAGTATCCCTTCTCTAATCATGTCTGATATTCTGTCTACTATCCACGTTTCTTTGAGGTTTTTAGACAGTCCGGTGTCATGAAGGTATTGCCAAGCCTGAATAAACTCTTGGTCAGAACGAGGCGTTTCCACCCCTCTGGCAATCATAACTGCCACGAAAGGTGTCATATCAGTCGTAAACGGTTTCATTGGCTTCTCCTCTGAGGCGTGGGGCCAGAAGTTTAGCCGCTGACGCAGTACATTCCTGGCCCCACTATTCTGACGCTTTCGCCACTTCCCAGCGGTGATACTCACGTCAGGATCTGGTGAGAGAGGCGGGGAGGAAATCCACCTCTCTCTTGTTCTAGGTTAGAACGGTATGTCGGTATCGTCTACCTTGCCATCAGCTGGGGCGTTGCCACCATCAGACTGACCTTTGGAGCCGAGACGGAAGGTTGAACCGGCACCAGCCAGCTTGACCTTGAATGAGCGTTGCTTCTGCCCATCCTTCTCATACTCCTCAATGACGGGCTGACCCTGCACAAACACGGTGCTGCCCTTCTTGAGGTATGGCTCGATGACGTTGGTGACGAGGCCTTTGCCATTGCCACCATCCCAAGCCTCACAACGATACCAGTGGGTCTTCTCCACTTTCTCTCCGGACTTGTTGTTGTACGACTCATTGACGGCGACTGAGAAGTTGGCAACCTTTGTGCCATTTACATCCCGAATCTCTGGGCCTGCGCCAATGTTACCGGATACTGTGATCTGAGCGAAATTCATGTCGATTCTCCTTGCGTTAGACATGATTGAAATGAGGCAGTTTACACGAGTCATGCCAAGGACTCCCAGCAGGCGAGGGACTGCTGACTCCCATTGACGCCAAAACGGCCTAAGCCAAAACGGCATCAAATTCTATCTTGGCTTAACTTCTTGCCAACGGAAACGTAAACCAGAACGGACAGGCCTCTTGTAACCTATTGCTTTCTTTGACAAAAGTAATGTTACAGAAATTAGGCACCCCCCTATCACTGCTGCCATCATGCCAGCGAAAGTGCCGGCAAACATAATGACAAGCAGGACAGTTGAGATGATGTCGACAGGAACGTCAAGCCAAAGCACTTTTTTGAAATCGAACTTGGCTAGAAGAAACAGGATTGCGAGACCGGCAAACACACCGGCAATAAGAAAAAATATCATGTGATCCTCCTCTGAGGCGAAGTTTCCCGTGTTGGAGTTGAAAGATGTGGGAGACCCTGGACTGATGCCAGAGCCTCCCGCTGTTGTTACTCCAAGTGCATCTGTTCTGCACCATGATCCTGATCGTTTGGCTTCTCCACCAGCCCAGTCTCTCTGGCAAACTCCCAGAAGTTGTCTTTGTTGGCTTGGTAGGTCTCCATGGTGAGCTTGGCCTTGCGGGCCTGCATGCGCTTGACCTTGGGCAGATCCTTGATCCGAGTGTAAGCGCCGAAGCTGATGCCGCTGACGTCAATGGCATGCTGCCTGACAGGTCCACGGGCAA